AATAACTAAATGATTTTTTAGAAATTAAATCAATATCAATATTGTATATATATTGATCAGCGTCTAATTGTATTATGCTATCCCCATCCTTTAACTTACCAGAATCTAGCAAATCTTTAATAATTGACCATTTGTTCCAAGTCAGATTTCCTCTGAAAGGAGCAACGTTATTTTCTTTCCGAATTTCTACATATTTGAATCCATGTTTCTCGCAGTATTGTTTATTACGAGGAGATATGACTTCATCAAAAATCTGTTGACGATAATCAGAATAGGCTGCTAGAACGAATAGGTACTTCATGATAAAATTTTCAATAACCCCTCAACCATATAATCTATATATTTTTCTTTAGACCAATTTTCCTGTTCAGCAATTAATCTAGTTGTTTTCGCAAATAGCTGAATTTGTTCTAAATGTTCATCTGTTAAATTCAATGGTGTTAATTCTTTCATAATCTTTTTAATATTTGTTTACAGACACCTTCTAATGAAAAATAATCGTTATATATTTCTTTACCTTTTGTTAGCATTCTTTGGTAGCGTGCTCTATCTATATAGATGTCGGCTAAAATTTCATATATATCCGGTATATCTTCTGGTTTAAGGATAACCGCAAATTCTTCCCAATTCAAGACATCTTTCCACGGAAGCCAATGTTTATCAGATACATATACTGGAACAGAATTTAATTGCATCGCTTCATATAATCTAAAACTGGTTGCCCCATATCCTCTAGGACATAGTGTAAAAGCTGATTGAGTAGTAATATCAACAAAATATGCTAGTCTATTCTCTGGGACACTCTGGTTCCAATCTTGGACGGAAAAGTGGAAATTTTTATACTTCAAATCTCTTTCATGGTATGCACGATATAACATTTGACGAATAGGATGGGTCATCGAACCCACAAATGAACATAGATATTCTATTTTTCTTACCAAATCACTATTATGTTGCAAAGATGAACAGACCAATGGGATAGGAATACCGTTTCCTAAGCCTCCTGCCTCGAATACAAGCGTGTTAGCGGGTAAACGCTGTCTTATCCCTTCATCATGCTGCACCACCGTAAAATAGGCACCATTTGGGTCTAATTGATCCAAATACTCCTGAATGTTGATTGGAGTGTTCTCCACATATAAAGTTGTCCATGATACAGGGATAAGTGTTCGTCCTTTGGCATCGAACTGTTCTTTATTCTTAATATAGAAATCAAAGAAATAATCCTCAAGGTATTTCCCTTGATGGTAACAGGGATAAGTAGGATAAGTAGGTATAGGACGTAAATCCTTAAAATCATAAATCTTCACATACATAATATACAATGGACAAAATTACAAAACAACAGAGAAATAGAAAAACGGTGCATAAATATTACAATGAATATAAAGTAAATGTTACTAAATTTTTTACACCAGATAAATATACCGCATATTTACTCGGTTTTATATGGGGAGATGGGCACATAAGTTTGCGCCAAACCAAAAATAGAAAAACATCCTCTGTAATGGTGAATGGGGTTAATTCGGATATTACAGAAATTTTACCAATATTTCAAACCACTGGAGAATGGAATATATACAATATAAAAACTAAAGGTAATCGTCAACCACAGATACGATTGACGGCATTTAATAGAGTTTTTACAGAATTTTTAGCAGATAATGATTACAGTAATAAAAGTCATAATCAAAATAAAATATTAAAAATAATTCCAGAAAACTTACATAACTATTTCTTATTAGGTCTAATTGATGCTGATGGATGTTTTTATAAACATAATAAATCACCAGTAAAATCTTTTACAATAACTTCAACCAAAGAACAAGATTGGTCAAATATAGAGAATATATTTAAGAATTTAAAAATATCTTATAAGATATGGTTAGACATTAGATCAAAGGGTAATAGTTCATCTATTAAAATAACTAATATAGATGGATTAACTAAATTGAAAAATTATATTTATCCAAATGGATTTGAATTTGGGTTGAAAAGAAAATTTATTAACTGCAATAAATGTTGTAATGTCATTTCGGTCTTATAAAAAATTGTAGGGGTTCAAGGTTAATATCTTTAATTTTCATACCAATATAATTTCTAGAAAGGGGTAATTCATATGCTTTATATCCTAAATGAACACCGTCCCTTTGTTCCAATTTCCAGTCAAATTGAATAACTTCCTCTTCATTAGTTACAATAATATATTGATATGTTGGTCCATTACTCATTCTTATTAATCTCTAATATTATAAATCTTTTGCCAAAACTTTTGACTTTGAATTTCTCAGACTCTCCAAAATCATTGGATACCGTTAACACTTCGCCTCTATGAAAATTCATACCCCATTCTTCGGGATTCTTTTTCTTTGCTTCTACAACGTCTTCCCAAGAATCAAATACTACCAATTGATCTGTTTTCTTATTATGCATATATTATTCAAATTTAAATGTTATTTTAATTCCAGTAGGTAATAAATCGCATTGACAGAAAGTATTATTTAAATTCTTATTATTGTTTAATACTTCATTAAAGGTGGTATTCCATAAATCTTCACTATAATCACTATATTTTATGAATTTAATAATTTTACTCATTCAGTTTTTCTTTAAAAAGGTCTAACAGTTTTTCTTTATGTTCATGATGGGCATAGTTAGCATGCATCCATAATAGCTTATCCTTATCAGGAATATCAAACCCTACATCTTCACCATTCCATACTGTACCTGATCTAGAACCATATGTGTATGCTCTATCGAACGGTAATAACTTAAACTTCAAGTTCTGAAGTTCTTCATATTTCTTACAGTTACCAGCAAAGAAAGTTAATGCCTCTTGTTCATTGTTGAACTTCTCTAAAAATACATTCGTAGCTTTTAGAAGGTTCCGAGTGTTTTCAGTGTTTTTAAAAAAGATAACTCCGGTACAACAGTTGAGAAAATGAGGACTAGGCGAGTCAGACTGACAAATAAAATCCACTCCTTCAATTTCATCTAATATATAATCATAGAAATTATTGACATTGATAATATCAACATCCAAAAATCCGTAAACATCATTTTCAGGGATAGAAAGTAATTCATCCCATAAAAGTTTAGCCTTTATATACATGAAGGATTTCCAATTAGGATCATTGAAGGTTGGTTTTTCCCCTGCAAGTTGCGGAGCTTGAACAGTCTTCAATTCCAAACGTCGATCTTTCGGAAATGATGGAAGAAAATATTCTTCATACATCCGTGTATGACTAGGACTGTATAATGTGACTATTTTCATTAGATAACTCTATCCAGTAAGCGAATACCAATATCACCAGTACGAACAAGATTCGATCTATCAGTATCTACTAAGTAAGGTGTTTCACTAGTTAATGTTTCTAAATCTAATGCTACCTGTAGGGATACAGCGGGAGTAAAATTTACTCCTAAGTATTGTTCAGTTAGAAAATCTGCGCAATGTTTTTGAATCAGAAATTTATATAATTCAGTAGCATTTTCAATATTCTGAGCGCATGTTAAAAATGGACTAGTTGCTATTTGTTCTGTCACTTCTACTCTTGGCATGGTGTATCCGTTTGGCATATTAGGTAATATAGTTGATTCGGTTCTCTGTATCAAGTCTCATTGCATTGAAAAATTTGTCAGTGAAATCTTGTTCACCTGCGGCAGGAGTTAAAAATGCTCCCCAAGGTGTTCTTCGGCATAAATTATATTGTAAGTGATAAAACATCACATTCATAACCAGATGATGAAATTTATTTGATTTCATCAAATTTTCATTATATTCTTTTTCCACCGTGTTATTATGTGAGACATTTTCATGAATCATATGGCACACTAGAGGCTTCGAACTGTCATTATATAATTCTCCCCCGTTTAATTTAATAATTCCCGCAGTCACTACATCAAAGGTGGGAACTCCAATCAGATATGGAGTATTGAACAGATGTCGATTGTATGCGAACCATTCTTTAGAGAAGATGAAACAATCAAACCCGGCTATTTCATTCCGTAATACCCTTGCACCTTCTTGTTTAAGTTTGAGAATATCGGTAGTGTTCGCAATATCTAGACGAGAAATAGCCAAGGCATGAGGATTATGGGTTTCTAAATATTCGATTAAGGCATCTGTGATAAGACAGTCGCTATTAATATATCCAAAATGTGTGATATTCTCATGATCTTCATGGAATTCCGATTGAACGAATATTTTTTCCAAAATATCATAAAACACCGGAAGTGTTTTATTAGAACCTTGTACAATATTCTTAGAAGAATTTTCTAGAATATGTAATGCAGGAATTTTATAATCCTGATATTCCAATGTTGAAGGTCTTTCTGCTTTGAACTGTACTGCCAATAATGCTAGTTTATTAGGTTGTGACCGTTCAACATGCATCCATGATTCCCTTGCGATATGTTGGCGATTATTATTGCCAAATAGATTTGTTCCTAACAGTAATTTCATAAGTGTTTAAATGCGCTAACGATAGCGTCTGTGTCAGTTTCGTATAATCCTGCTGAATTGATATTGTTTAATTCTACAATCTTCCAAGATGCACAGTGAAAGTCGGTTGAAGTGCTGCCCAAATCCATAACAAATGCATCATCAATAAATCCTGATGACAATATATTCCGGCACTGTTCCCATGCTGGATGCGATTTATCTATTCGAACCTGTTTATTCTGTTTATTAATTTTATATAATGATGCAGATATAATTTCTCCACCTACAATAAAGAAACGAGCTTCATCGTATATGTCAATAGCATAGGATACTCTGACGAGTTCATCGTCCTCATTTTCAATAAATGAAGTAGCTAATTGAGTCTTGTCAATATCGTCAAGGGAATAACATATTTTTCCTGTAAAGAATTTTTCCGTATGAGGTTTAATAAACTGTGGATGTATGAAATTTCCTTTAGCTTTTTTTAATTCTCCCCATTTAATATCATATCCATTTGCATTAATCCAATCAGATTTCATATAGAAATCTTCAATAGGCTTGAAGGATTTGAACGTAGGAAATCCCTGTGCTCTACATACATTGATAAATCGGTTACTACCAAAAACATACTTCGGAACGAAGTCGATTTCTCTATCAAAGGTGTCGGTGAAGGGAATAATATGAACTTCCTCATGGGAAACTCCCGCATCCTGAACAGAATTCAGGAAACGGTCATATCCATACTCATTCCATATATTTTTTTGAAATAACCACTTATCTAGTTGCATATCTATTCAGAATAAATTTAACGTTATCGACAATTTCTTCTCTACTACTATCAGGGATTTGGTTAACTGTCAAGCCATGATCTTTACTAAATCTTTCAAAATCAGGACCAAGCTTATTATTCCGTTCCCCGTTAGGATTCATGCGGCTAACTGCATTTGGATTATTCATAACCAAATCATCTGCATTAGCGATGTCAGGAAAATACCAGAAACCCGGTATCATACTCTTATTTGCTAAACGATAAACCATATCAATATCAAACATATACGGATAACGCTCATCAAATAAACCAATCTCATTAATAGCTAACTTTGTTCTGAAAGTGAACTCGTTACAAGTGTTCTTGTAGAGTTGGATAACGGAACCATTCTCTCTGTATTGCACTTCGAATCTTGGGGTACGTTCACCAATGGCACCTGCTCCCCATGCATTTGACCGAAATCCAAAGTATTGAATACCTGATTCCTTGGAAGCCTTGATATAATCATCAAATATATTCTCAGATTTAATAATCATATCATCTTCGCAGACAAAATAATAGTCACACCCTTGATTCATTAGGTATTTTAAGCCGTCATTACGAGCGACTGATGCAAATTGCACCTTATCATGTTGAATCCAGTGAACCTTATCATACTGTTTATTATATGGTTCACCTCCATTTACTACTACCACATGATCCACCTTATCAAAGGGGATCGAATTATATAACTCATCGAAGTATGATTCGGAGTTGAAAGTGGTTATTGTTAAACCTTTTTTATTTGTATTCATATTAATGTCCAAATCCCATTGTGCGTTTTTCTACTTTAGCGGCACCATTATCTTCTGAATTATAAATATCAGCTAAAACCATTTGCTCTTCTGGCGGGTTTTTACCGTATAATTTCTGATAAAGTGCTTTTGTTTTTTCTTTCGATAATTTACCGAAATGATGTTTAATAAACATACGTCCTCGACGCTTCAATGCACTATCAATGTTTGATTCTGCCGTATTAAAAGTTGCAATGATCTTGAAATTAAGAACAGAACCCATAATACCATCTGACAGATTAAGAATAATACTCATTGCAGAATTCTCGCTATCTTGCTCTCTCGAAACTAAGATATTTTCAGCATCTTCAATAATTAGAAGACTGTTACTATAGTCACGAATAAATCCTAAGAATGATGGATCACTTAAAGCAGATACATAAAACGGAGGAATATAAATTTTACGAACAGTAGGTAATTCATTCATTATATGTTTAATATAATTAGTCTTACCTGCACCGGGATCACCATGTAATAAAGTGATACGGTTATTTGGTAAGTCGAAATCTTTAACCCAATCAATAATTTTATTATGAACGTCTTCAAAAGAATCGTCATAATTTTCCTTAATATCTAACTCAAATCCTTTGATACTATGCGGTTGTAAGCTCATTTCTCCATATGCATCCTTTTGAAGCATATAGACATTGTGATTATTGTCGGGGATGTGAGCGAACTTATCCTTTAATGTTTTAACCACATTAAAGGTATCAATATCAGCAATATCAAAGAACACGGATACAGTGAATAACTTATCTGCATCTGCTTCATATTCTCTTTCAGCCGTGATGTAAATTCGAACCAATAGATTCTTTTCTCTGTTGACAAAATAAATATTCTCGGTTAATTTATGTCGTATATCACTGCTACATGATAGCATAGATAGTCCTAACTCTTGAATATTCTCAATTAATTTAGAGAGATATTCCTTTTTGATTTTAATATCAAATGTAGAAGGATGCTTTTTATACAGAATATAATATATGTTTTCTTCACAATGAAACAGATCACGGTGAAGAAGAATATTCTCGTCTGTTTTTATATCAGAACATCTATCGAAGGAATTTAAATCAAATGAATCGAAAAAGGATTTAAACTCACCTTCAGATTTATCCGGTTGTAACATTTGTGCTCTTGCCATTACTCCAGCAGTACGTATAATCATTATAATAGTTCTTTGTTAGCATATCTAGACTCAATATCAATAAGAATATTGAGCACATCTTCTTGTGCAAATCTCGGAGCATCTTGTGGATAATATCCAAAAGTCTCTTTGAATAATTGCCATGAATAACTGAAATTTGACTTAAATTCTGGATCATTTCGGATCACTGATTTCTCATGATTTGCATCTTGATCAGTAATATATAGGAATGAATTAAGGATGTCTGCATGGTAAAGAAGGGGTGTCCCCTTTTCACCCAAGAAAATCTTTTGATGTTGTGCCAAGTGTTCTGCGGCATTTAAATACCGTTCATCAAAATAAGCACCGTCCCCTAACATATCAGAACGAATGAGGGTAAATGCTTGGAAAGAGAATAGATAAATATCTACCTCTTTATTGGTATATTTGACGGTTGCTCTCTTCTTTGGAGTTCCATCGTCATTGACATTTCCACCGCCGATTCCACCATGTAAACCATAGGAAAGCTGTGCAGCCCAAAGACCACTATCAGCAGCCGTTAGAATGTATTCTTCGAATACTTTATTATCCTTGATAGTAACATCATCTTCAATCACGAAGATATAGGTATAGCCATCTTGCTGTGCTTTGCGCATGCCAATATTCTTGGCAATACCTACAGGTAGTTTGCGCTTACCTTGTAAGACTTCTACATCAGCAGGATATTCCTTGTATGCATCACCTGCACTTACCACATAAATTTTGGCAACGGCGGTTCTATCAATAGATTCTACTAGATTCTTGAAAAAATCTGGACGATTACAGGTTATTATGACAACAGCGGTGTCTTTTGCGAACTTGTTCAACATTTATATAATTTACAACAGCTTATAAGCCATTTCAAACAAATTATACGTTTTTACAATAAAAACACGGAACTACCTGCTCTGCACCGGGATGAGAATTAATAGGTAATCCTCTAAACTTTTCTAAATTAATAGGAAACCAGAAAAAATCATTGGTATCCTTGCCATCCATATTTGTCATATATGCTTATCATACATTAACTTGGCTTTTTCCGCAATCTTTATTTTAAGATGTTCAGGAATATTGTTTAGATTATCAATCGGCCATGACCCCAATGTATCCCGTATATCAATAACCTTAAACTGTTCAATATCACTATCAATCTGTTGAACCTTTTCTTGTATTTTATAGGTTTTTATCTCTAGGGGTTTAAGGTTTTGAATGGTTCTTTTCCATTTTTCACCTTCTTCACCTATGACATAATTAATAGATACGAAATTATCATTTACTTGTTCCAGTTGTGTCTCATTAGCAATATGAATAAAGATCGGAGACGCATTATTATGAATTTGAGTCACTTCTAATGTGTCAGTATCCAAAATATAGACATATTTCTTACTATCTTGATCATTCCAGTCCAATGAAAAGGCACTACCCACATAACATAGAGGTTTTCTATCGTATGTACGGGTTTGTGGTAAGTGATAGTGTCCCGTAAATGCTGCACCTGATACCTTATCCATCAAATCAGATGCTTTAAATCCGTGTGTGGAGATTTTATTCTTCTGTAATTCAAATCCAATGGTGTCAATGTGTCCGAAAAAGAGTTTACAAGGGGGAATATCTTCAAGTTTTACTCCCCAACCAGCAAATACCATTTCATCCCTCACCGTAATCTTATCATGAACCGTTATATTAGGATGTTTATTTAATGGAGTTAACCAATTGACAGATGCATTATCATTTAACATGGCATCATGATTACCAACTATAATATCCATAGTAAATTCTTCTAGTTCGTCTATAAAACTATTAACACAATTATGTGTTTCGGCAGAAATGGTGAATCTATTATCGTAAATATCGCCAAGCTGGATTATATGTTTTATATCATTTCGATGACATATTTCTTTTATCCATTTACCATAATCCAGTAATATCTGGTGAAAGATATTACTGTTACGTTTCTTACCGGCATGTATATCACCAATTAAAAGGCACTTCATTTATATTTTAGGACTCGTAAGTCACTTCGTCATGATCTTCATCAGAGAAAACCTTGGGACGACGAACATTTGCATAGTTTTCGGTAGAAAGAGTGGCTTCCCATACTTCTGCCTGATATGCATCAATGGTTTCCTTAGCAAGATTTTCCTTTTTGATTCTATTAATGAAAGAGTTAGCACTTATTCCTGTAAAGTAATTGAATGCATCGCTCTTGTAGGTAATATACTCTCCATCATCCCGCATTTCAAATATTGCGTCCTCTTGAATCTTCTTTTTACGAATTTTTTGACGACGATCAAAATGATAGAAATAATGAACCCCATTTGACTCATCTTTCTTAATGATCTTATCAGTAGAGTATCCTTTAAATGAACAGTCCCTTACAGCTTTAACCATTTTAAGAATGGCATCACCAATCATCTCAGACTTCCATGAATAGCGAACAAAGTTAGGAAGAAATGCCATTCTATCCGCAATATCATTAATCATCACTGCTAGTTTCGGCGGGAATGTCGGATACTCTAGAGTCTTATTAATGATCTTCTGTGTTTTCCAGTCATAGTTATCACCTAAAGCAAGATAATAGTTCTTCAACTCTTCCCACATCTCTTCCGGCTTCACATAGATGTCAGTTTCTTTTTTCTTATCCTTCTTTTTCTTAATCGGTTTATCATCAAGATATTCTTCACTTAGAATAATATCTTCTACTAATTCGGTTTCTATAATTTCATCGTCTAGGTCAGTTAGTGCCATATTAAATTGTTATTTTCTTAATCTCAAAAGGTATCTTGATGTCTTTATAAATTTTTAATCGTTTTTTCAAATGATCAAAAGAATATTCAGTATCGTCTGCGATGTCATAAATAATTGACTTGTCTTTATTTTCATGTAACCGCATTGATCTACCAATTGATTGAGAAATTTTGATTAAGCTTTTTCCGATACAGGAAAATATTACAAAGGGTAAGTTGTTTATGGAAATACCCGTGGAAAATATTTGAGACATCGCAATACAAATAATGTTGTTATTTTTTTCCATTATATCTATAATATTTTTACGATCATCGGTTTCCATCGAACCCTGCACGAAATAAACCTTTTTATTAGGAATATCTGCTAGTAATTTTTCTAGATATTCACCATGTTCAATTACATCCACTAGAATCAGTGTATTGCCGGTGGTTTTTTCAGCAATCTTCTTAATAATATTGTTACGAGTAACATGTCTATATAGAAATACCCGTTCATTATTATATTTGTCGGTAGGTAAGCTCAATGCAGTCTTAACTGTCTTCTCTGGTTCAGTAGTATGCCGACATAGGATCACTTTAATTTCTACTTCTGCGGCAACACCCTTCTGACGAATATTATAGGAGGTTTCCTCATATAAAATAGGTCCAATCTTACCAATAATGTTCCATGATGCCATGTAATTATCGGGCAGAGTTCCGGTTAGACCGAATTTATGGGGCGTAATGATATTATGAACCACTTTATTAATTTGGTTCTTCTTTTCACCCAATCTATGAACTTCATCTACCACTACCATATCAAAATCCTTAACCATCGACACTGTGTATTTGATATCTGAGATTAATATTTGACTATTGGCAATAATTACGTTAGAATTCCAATCAGGAACATATCCGTCTCCCCATCTATCAATAACAGGCATATTATATTCATCTATAAATGAATGATACATCTGATTAACAAGAGCAGTATTAGGAACTATAATTAGAATCTTAAATTTTGGATTATAATGAAGGACAGTTTTAATTAAACCTGCCATAATAAGAGAATTATGTGTGACGGTGAAATCTCCTAATAAAAATAAATGATCATTTCCAGATAATTCAAATCCATAATATTCCCCAATTCCTGCATCTTCCACTTTTATACCTTGTCGTGTGGGAATTCGGGTGGAAATAAATGGCGGGCATTTTTTACGTGGAAGTTTACACGGAATATCGTATATTTTACCGTGTATGTTAATATTATAATATATTCCTTCTGTATTGTTCTGTGATTTCTTCTTAATTTCTCTAATATTTGCACTTAGTCCTAAGGAATTACAGACAAACATAATATCTTCCGCTAACTGTTTATTTTTTTGCGTTATCTGATAACCGCGTTTTTTACTATCGAAATATCCGTCGGTATCTATTAATCCGGCTAATATTTTTAAACGATCATCTCTATTGGATGTTTTATAAATTAAAGGTATATGTTTATCCTTTTTTAAATTTAATTTTTTAAATCTGTTCCATAATATATTAGTCCTTTGGCCTTTTTTATTTAAATTATTAAAACTTTCAAAACATGGATAATATATGGTTGATAGAGAATTCTGTTTATCTTCTCGTAAATTAGACATATAATATGTGGAGGCTTTTCCGTTAGCTTTATGTGCTATTCTAATGCCAAGATTAAAATTATTAGAATAGTTTATAATATATTCGGAAATTTCATCATCTATAGTAGTAATTCCCATGGAGGAGCTGTTGCCATCTCCCAACCATAATCCTAAAAAATAGGGATCAATATATTGATCATTGATAATTTCACTGTTATGATCTTGTGATTCCCAATTTATATTTTCAGGTTTCCATGCTTTCAATATATGTTTATAATGAGGAGATAATTTTATATAATCTTCTACATTAATATTGATTATATCACCATAGGTATAATATATATTATTTATTTTTGTTTTTCTATTACCTATATTTGTAAGTTTAAATGATAAAATATGTTTATCATTTACTATAAAACTATCAACTCGTCCTTTTTTATCATTTTTGTTTGATATTTTATATAGTTGTGATGTTCCAGAGGTTAAACATTCAACTTTTCTTGGGTAACTATCTGGTCCCATTACCAAATCACCCACCTTGATATTTTCAACGTTTTGTATAGTCCCGTCATACATTAATATTTTAGTTCCGGCACCTAAGCATTTACCCGCAGATGTTGCTAGGATTCCTAATCCTCTACCATTTTTTAGAAATTCTTCTATGGTATTTTTTTGATGTTCATAATAAGTGAACCCATCAATGTTTTGAATTTCATACGCCGGAAATGTTGGCGAGAAATGTTGAATAAATTCTGGTGAAAGTTTTATCTCAACCGGAATCTTCATTGTTGAAATATAGTGACGGATTTCTACCCATAATCCAACTTCAAATGCACCCGAAGGGGTTATAATGTATTTGCGGGGAGCAAAACGTCTGGTTTGGAACGATGGATTCGGTACAGAGAATTTTTCTCTGATTAATTTAAAAATATGAGGCGCACAGCTAAGCATTGCGCTTTTATTTTTTATATCAACTGAAATTAGTTCACGCAATTTTTATAGATTTTCCATCTTCATCAGTTCCACAAGATTTTTAAAATCAAAACCAATTTGATTAATCTGTTTTACTGCACCATCGAGATATTCTACCAATAATTCCTGTTGGTGAATCTTATTATTCAGGGTTCGAATATCTAAATCCCCTTCTGCTTTCCTTTTTAAGGCTGGCGCACTAACTGGTAGGGGATTTCCTTGCATTTTGTGCTGCATTAGAGCCTCTTTCTCGTCTAAAAGGCGTAAGAGTCCTTGTTTAGACTGCACAAGCTTATAAAGCCATTTGTGACGCACATTAGGAGCACTCATTTGCTTTTCCATAATATTCGTCACATCTACTTGCGTATCAATGTCTAAATCCTTGGCATATTGTTCAATTTGTAAATAGGGTTCCATATACCCCATACTATATATCAAACAATATAGTAATTCTACTAAATATTTCAATATGACCGAAAAATTTGACAAATTTGTAATTAAAACCCTTAAAGAGAATGGGATGGCTGGTGCAGGAGTGTTAGGTAATGATGGTGCATATGATACTAGCGATCCTCGTAATCCTACTGTCCTTGGTCCAATGCAACGTCGTGGTTCCTTCAAAAAGAAACGTAGAAAAGTAGATAGTGGGTATCTAACTGTTTAAATATATAAATGGCTGATTGGGAAAATATACCTACACAAGACGAAATTGATAATTCATTCGGATTCATTTACCGAATAACACACTTACCCAGTAATATGAAATACATTGGTAAGAAGCAATTATATTCAAAGACTCGCAAACCACCTTTAAAGGGTAAGAAGCGTAAAAGATTGGTTATTAAGGAAAGTGATTGGCGGGAATATTTCTCTTCAAGCGAAGAAATTCAGCGTTTACTTGCCAAGGATGGGCCGGATGCATTCAAAAGAGAGATACTTTGTCTCACCTCTTGTGCATGGGAAAATATGTGGTTAGAACATAAGTATCAAGTCGATGAACATGTGCTGTTTCGAGATGACTACCTGAACGGTATAATTCATATTCGCCTCGGTTCTCCCCCCAAGGCACTAGTTGAAAAGTACAAGTTCAATTCGTAAATAGTTCCATGACATATACGGAAGACGAAGTAAATGAGCTAAAATTGTGTAAAGAAGATATTGTATATTTTGCTGAAAAGTATATCAAAACTGATTTCGTTGGTTCAACTGAACTAATAAAACTATATCAGAAACAGAAGGAAATTCTATATGCATGGGTAAATGATAGTCATCATGTAACACTATCTAGTCATCAATCAGGGGCTAGTACATTATATGCTATCTTCCTTTTACATTTGAGTTTATTCAATACTGATAAATCTAGTATAATGTGTTGCCATAGATATGATAATTGTATTATTATGCGAGAATTAATTATTAGTATGTATGATAATTTACCAAAATTTATTAAATCAGAACTGATCACTAATTCAAAAGAGAAAATATACTTTATTAATGGTTCTAGAATAATATTCATTAGTGTAAGGGATCAAGAGCCTTTAAGGGGACATTCGGTTAACACTATTATTCTTGACAATATCGACTATGCTCCTGCTGAAAAGGTGGATAATCTTTGGCAAAGTATTGTGCCTTGTTTGAAGTTCTCGCCAAGTTCAAAACTTATCATAGGAGGAACGCCAGCAAATCCTAACGGTAAACAGTGGGAACTATCCAAAACCAAAGGATGGAACACATCTATTATAACCTATAAAGATGTTCCTCATCATAATACTCCTGAATGGGAAAAAGCAATGCGTGATATTGCGGGTGATGAAGCATTTAATACGGAGTTTGCCCTTGAATATGCTACATAAAAAGCATATGCTATAAGATGCATTATCAATTTATCCTATTAGAAGATTTCTTCAAAACATGGCAAATTGAATATATCAATTTATTAGAAACATGTGGTCTATTAGGGAAGTTTACCCCCGATTGTAAGAAGATAATGATTTATCTCTTCCTTACCAATATTAATAAATTGTTGGAAAATAAACAATTATTATTTTACCATATAGAACAGTTGAGTCCTGATTTAGAAGTGTTCCAATTTATTGACTATGATAAATTCAATACGTTCTTCAATAAAGTCGTCTATAAAATCCGTTCATTGACGGGTAAGATTTTTATGTTGTCACAGACGAAACGAAGCTTGATTCAACAGGCTAATCATGTGTCCGAATTGGATGGTTGTATTCAAGATGAAATTCTTGTGTTGGGGACAATTGAACCAAATCCAAAATTATTAAAAGAGTTCCTTTCTAGTCTAAACCTGAAAGAAATCTTCAAGGATATGGCATGGAAGTGTTGTTAACTTCGGAAATGAGAATCATTAAAATTCTTATCACCGTCTGGTGTGCTATCCGAGTTATCTAAATATTTTACAGATGAAACGGGCCATTTCTTTGTTGCAAAAAAAGCTATTAAGTGCTGTTTAGTCACATTGCTTTTTGGTTGCATTTCTTGCCAAATATATACAGTTCTATTGGCGAAATTATAACGCCATTGAATTTCTGTTGGATCATTTACCAAACCCGCAAATGATCTTGGGACGACTGATCTATCTCCAAGTATATTAACTTGACGATCAACCATTGCGGAATGTCCTGTTTTGGGATCATATATGTATGCATATGCGGTTCCTTCATTATTGGTAAATCCTACCAATCCAAGGGCAGTAGCTTCAAGAATAGCTTCTACAAACAAATCAAAACTTTCATGAATAATACTACTATAAGGCATTTAACTATTTATTAACTGTGTATAAATTTCATCATATTTGGGAATACGAGTCTGAATTTTATCTGATGTAATCTGCCGGGAAGGCATATATTTTAATAAATCTTTATTGGTAAAGTCCACCATTTCTGTAAAATTACGTCGATCATATACAATATTATATGAATAAATGTAGGAATTACTTTCTTTACAATATTTTATAATATCTATAGGAAGATTATATTTGCGAACTTCCTCTAGTACGCGTGCATCACAATCCAATTCTAATTTTTGGATTGTGAGCAGTTGGGCTTTTGTAAATTTATCAAACTTTTTCTTAAGGAAAAGGTCAAACACAAGCCAACTGGCTTGACCATTTTTCCAAATATCTGAATGTTCTTTCCATTGTTTAAAATGGCAATATTCATGAATAAAATATTCAAAAATATTAGGAAAGTCATTGTCAAAATAATTAACGGTGAACTTAGGAGGGGCTGTATAAGATGGTCCTGTTAGAGGATCAAAATAACTAGCAGAGAACTTACTGGAATTCTTTCTTCTTGTAAAAGAAATAGTAATATCACTGGCTATCATATCTTTTATAGCCTTACCTATGTACATTTCCCGTGTCATTTTTTCTTCGCCGGAACGACTTGCTTTTGAATCAAATTCCTACAAAGGTTGGCATAACCGGGATTAATATCAATAATATTTGCTCCTTTAAAGAATAAAATGAATGGTGAATGCGTTGCAATGATAACTTGAAAATGTTCCGAAAGAGTCAATAAAGTATTGAATAATTCTAACTGTTTTGGAAGCGCAAGAGCCTTTTCAGGTTCATCAAATAGCAATGCAATCTTTCCATTACGAGGAAGACTATGAATGTATTGGATTTCTGCCGCTGCTGCTTGTTTATCAGAAATATCAGGTGGAACAACAGCCAAATTCGGTGGATTCTGAATCACTTGCATGATTTTATTGATCTTATGAATTCGATACTGTCCGCTAGAAGGCTTTGCAGCCATAACGTCGAGTTGTTCTGCACCTGTGGTGATACCATCTTCTGACAAGACTGCACTATCAAAGAACCATGTGAAATTGTTCTTGTTAAGCATTTCTGAATCATTATAGAATGTAGGAGTACCATCCCATCCGACTGTTGCATCAAGGTTAGCAGGAGTATATGCCTTATAAACATAAGGGAAGTGTCCTATAGAACGGGATGCAAGTTTCATTGGATCGGAAATCGAACTCCATCCACCTTTCTGAATACCAGAATAAGCAGCAAGGGTTTTTAGAATGGTGCTTTTGCCACAATTATGAGTAATGAACCCATTTGCTAAACAATAAAGATTAGTATCAGAATCCACATGAATGTCATATGTTTGTACATAACGTTCCTTTCCAAATTTAACCCCGATATAAGAATATTTTTCTTTTATGGCTAAATCTCTATGTTGAGTTCTTGATTCTGTATGTAAAAATGGTAATAATTGTCCTAATATAAAACGAGCATCCTGTTTACGTGTGACAGATATGACATGACATGGACCGTTTTTATATTTAGGATTATCATCTAAATATCTATTCGGTAAGATATTCCATAAATCTTTGAATAAAATTTCTATTGCATCAACTACAGATTTACTTTGCATACTAATATTAATAGATAAACTTTTATTTCGTTTAATAAAAATAGAACCATCGGTGTCTATAATCCCCGCTATTAATGCTAATACACTTTTTCTATTCCATGTATAAACTTCATCAATGTCTATAATTTTTTCATGGGCATATTTATCTTTACACCATTCATTATAATATTCTATGTCAAGTTCAGACTTGATTTCCCAAGTATAATTATCTCCGGTGCATTTTTTATATGATCCATTTAATAATGTTCCCAAATATTTGGGAACATTCTCTTCTGAGTTTGATATGTAATAACCATTTCCTCTATTTTGTTTACAGCATCCATCGCCTAACATTGCGCCTAAAAAATACGCAACATCAACGTTTTTATCCTTATCTTTATAAGATAAAGTATTATAACAGCGTTTGATATAATGATCTACAGAATCAAAATCTAAGGTTCTTATATCTTTATCTTTTTTATCCCTTCTTCCACGAGATAACCATGAATGATCATATGTACACTCCGCCCATACTTTAGAATCACTGGTTAATTCTACTACTTTTTTAATACCTGTATTAAATTTTTGTAATATTTTAATAGGTTTACCAAATTCATCAAATACAGTATCACCTTTTTCGAGGTGTTTAATTGCTATTGCGCCATCGGGAGTAGCAACCAAAGTATCTTCTGATAAACAACCATTCTCTCCAAATAATACATTAAACCCCGGATTAAAAGATATTGTTTTATCCTTTAAATGGGGAAATGATGTGGGGAATCCTGAAAGGAATTTTATATTATGAATCATATTATAGACTGAATTGTTTACGAATCATATCAATATCTTCTGCACCTTCAAAAATAGTGCTCAATCTTGCAGCAATACTTTCGGTCAAATTATCACCAAATAAAGGATTTGGATTGATTAGGGCGCTTACAAGGTTAACATACTGATAATATGAAATGATGGTTTCAAATCCAAGTAATTGATCACGGGTTCTTTCCTTAACAAAAGTAAAATGTGACTTAATAAGATCGGACTGTTCTTTCAAAATCTGAACAGATTGCACATCTAGTGGATTGAATCCTACAGCAACAGTGTAGTTGTGTATTTGATCATCTTTTCCATAAGAAATGTCATAATATTTGACATTATTAACTTGGAGATTAGATTCACTTTGAGCACCAACAATGATATTCTCAGTGGTTTCAAGGAGGATCGGAACTTCTGTGTTCTCCA